GGTGTAGTTCGCGCCGTAGTAGCTGACACCGCCCGTCGAGTTGACATACCGAAAGGTGGTACTACTGCCGACGTTCGGCGAGCGCAACCACCAATAGCTGGCAGAGCCGCCGCCGTTTGACAACTTCTTAATAAGGTTTGCGTTTGCCGTTGTCCCGCCGTTATTATCGCCGATTAAATTGCGATAATACTCGTACTGCGTACCCTCCGCATTATACGCGTCCGCATAGTCCGCAATCGTGGACGTTGCGGAGTTTTCAATACTTGTGGCGGAAAAGATTTCCGACATTGCGAGCAAAAACAACTTGTCCGCCGACGTTGTAATACTTTGACTCGTACCTCCTGCCGTTGCTTTTTTGTTGACCTGTTTTACAACATTTCGCAAATCGACGGGCAACTGCGATAAAAGCGTTGCCATTGTCGAGGTGCGCATTTGGCTATTATTCCACCCTCCCGCATTTGTACTTGTTGCGTTCATACGGTACGTTGTTGCAAGAAGGTTTTTCATTCCGATTGTTATGCCCGCTTTCCCTCCGCCTGTGAGGTCGTCGTGGTTAAAACCGAGAATAACAAGCGTTATCTCCTCTCCCGTTGTCAACTCGATCGTTTTTTCGTCGCCGACCGAAAAATATGTTTTTGCCGCCCCGCTTTCGGAAAGCGCGGCAATCTGTGCCCACGACGATTTTGCAAAACTTAAATCGGTAGTTGCAAAAAACGGTAATGTATTCCACGGGGTAGAGCCGTCGCCGATTTTTGTAATTTTGTTTGTCGTATCGTACCCAAACTCACCCGCGGCGAGGACGGGGTTTTTGCTTTCCCACGTCGCCGCCGTCGCTTGACGATGTTTGATTGTTGCCGTTATGGTCTTGTTTGCCATATCCGCCGCCTCCTCTTACGACACACCGCCGCCGTTGATCGTGAGCGTGTCCGTATAGCGCATAAGATCGGCACTATCGGTAAGCCCCGTCGAGGTCTTGACGATTTCCGACTTTGCCGCCTTCGCGTCAAGAGCGGTCTTTACACCACCCGACGTTACGGGGTTGCTACTGTTTGCCGTCGGCGTGGTATCAAACGAGAGCGCGTCCTGCTTTGCGTTCCACGCCGCCTTTTCGGTGTCGGTTACAACGCGGTGAGTTGCGTCCTCGGTTGCGTCCGCAAGGTTGCCCGACTTCGCAATCGTGGCGAGGTCTGCGTCGTTCGCTTTCGCGTCGAGCGCGGTTTTGATACCGCTCGATTTTACAGGGTTGTTACTTCCCGCCGCGGGCGCGTCGTCGAACGTAAGCGCACTCTGCTTTGCGTTCCACGCCGCCTTTTCGGTGTCGGTTACAACGCGGTGAGTTGCGTCCTCGGTTGCGTCGGAAAGTTTACCCGACTTCGCGATCGGCGCAAGTTCCGACTCTTCAACGTATGCGCTCAAATCAATAGAGCCGCCGAGCGCGTCCCATTCCGTGCCGTTCCACGCAAAGTTTGTCCCTGCGGGATAATCTCCGTATGCCGCAACGACGTTGTACACATCGCCGACATCGTGCGTCGAGGGAAGTTCGGCATATGTAGCCACCGAGCCTTTGTAGCGGTAAATCTGCGATGTTTTCTGATTGACGTAACTCTCGGTTGCAAACTTATCCGTGCCGTTTTCGCCGTCGTTCGTCAAGTCGCTTGTTTTGGTAGGGATTTGTCCTTCGATACCCGCCGCCGCGTTCCACGTTGCCTTTTCCTCGTCGGTAACGGTACGGTGGCTTGCGTCCTCGGTTGCGTCGGAAAGTTTACCCGACTTCGCAATTGTGGCGAGGTCTGCGTCGTTCGCTTTCGCGTCGAGCGCGGTTTTGATACCGCTCGATTTTACGGGGTTGTTACTGCCCGCCGCGGGCGCGTCATCGAACGTGAGCGTGTCCTGCTTGCCGCTCCATTCTGCCTTTTCCGCGTCCGTAACGGTACGGTGCGTTGCGTCCTGCGTAAGGTCTGCAAGTTCGTCCGTCGTGGCATACGGCAAATCATTCCAAGCCGTTACGCCGTCGCCGATCTTAAACTTGCGTTTCCCGTCCGTCGTTGCCTCGACACAAAACTCGCGGTCTTTGGGAGTCGGGTTTGCGCTTTCCCATTCCTCGGTTGTGCCGCCTCTCGTGATAATAGTTACGAAAACTTCCTTGTTTGCCATTATGGTTGACCTCCATTTATTATTTTTACGTTTTCGATCGTTTCGACCCGCGCCGTTAAATCTTGTATTACGGACGGGTATTGTTGCTCGATTTCCTTATCTGCGGCGATCGTGCGCGACAACGTAACATTGATTACTTCCGTTTGCCACACAATACAATCGCCTTCGTCGGGTTGTTCAAACTGCAATTGCATTTCAAAGCACGGGTACATCGTCGTTTTGCGGCGCAACCGATATGTGAGCCGCAACTGATCGTCGTACTTGTCGATCGTAAGTTTCCCGTCCTTGTCAATGTAATTTTCCTTGACGTTCTGTATTTTGATATATGGCGTAAATTCCGATAAGTCGAGTCCGTCGGAGGTTTTACGCGGCACGCAAAATACAATCTTGTCAACGAGGTTGTTGCCCTGCACGCCGATATGCAAATATTTTATCGGGCAAGACGTTCCGTTGAAAATTATATCCATATCAAACGCCGCCTCCTTCAATGGTGATCGTGTCTGTGGTTTCGACGACGTTATCGACGGGATACCGCGACAACTTCTCGCCGTCCCGTTCAACGATCGTACCCTGCCCCTCGGCAATATCTTCCCGAAGTTCGTTGATTTCCGCGGTCATTTCTTCGTGTTGCTGTTGTACTGTCTGTGCCGCCGCGTCCGCCGTGCTTTTTGCGGTGTTTGCCGTCGATACTGCCGTGTCGGCTTTACCGTCCGCCGCCTCTGCGGTTTCCACCGCGCCCGCCGCCGTATTGACCGCCGATTGCGCTTTTGTTTCCGCCTCCTGTGCGGTCGTTAAGGCGGTTTGCGCCGTTGAAAGTGCCGAGGCAACAATTTGGTTGATCTTTGCATAATCTTCCACCGCTCCTATAAGTTTTTGCAAATTTGTAATTGCGCCGCCCGATATTGCAAAGGAATAAATCGGGAGTTCATATACCTTGTTGACCGTTTCCGCCTCCGCGTTGTAAATGTCGTCTTTGGTAAGCGGTATTGCGTCAAGGCTCGTCCCGACATACGCGACAAACGAGCAATTTTCCTCGTCGGACGGGTGGTATGTTTCAATGCGCGCGACGACGTACCCGACGTAACCGTTTGTCATTTGCGGCGTTACCGTTTCCGCCGCCGTTACCTCGTTCATACGCCCTTGCACGACAAACGCGCCCGTGCCGATTTGGATTGACTGCCCGACAACCGTTGCGGCGAGTTCGTCGCCGTATCCCTTGTAATAGCCGTCCGCTTTGCTTTGGTCGATAAACCGCGACTTAACTTCGAGCGCATACAAATTTGCTTTGAAATTGAAAACGCCTTGATATGTTACGGGTTTTATCAATGTTGCCGTCCTCCTTAACCTTTAATGATCTCGGTCAAAAGAATTTTCTTAAAACCGAGTTTTATTTGCGTGTTTTCGCCGCTACCGTCAAGCGTTGTTATTTTCTCGCTTATCGGCAACGTTTTGTACAACTTGCCGCCGTAATACAACTTTACTTTCGTATAAAGCGGATACACGGAAAAGTCGATCGGGTCAATCGTGATGTTGTTGTCGATCACGATATTATCGACGTACCGCGCGTTGGCAAGTTCGTACACGGCGTTAAACTGTGCGTCGGCAAGATATTCCGCCTCAAACCATTTTGTTTTAACGGGATAAATCCGCCCCGAAATATCGCCCTCCGCGTCCGACTGCACAATGTTGTTATCCTTGTCGCGGTAGTAATACTTCGTCACAATCGTGGACGGGCGCGGTTTGTATTGCGGGATATATACGGGGTTTCCTTCGTCGTCAATGACGGGGTTGCCCTCGTCGTCCACTTCCTGCACGTCCGTATAAATGATGTTTCCGTCCGCGTCCGTTTCGGGCGTTTCAACGTCGTATTTTATGGTTGCAACCGTCTTGTTTGTCGCCGACGATGTTGTCGTCAACTCGTGGATAAAGTCGCTTAAATCGACCGATAAAACGGTTGTGCATTTTACAAACGTGAAAATGATTTTACCCGCCGCGATATCGTACCGTGTTTCGATGTTGTACTCGTAATATTTGAGGTAGCCCTTCAAAAACGTATAGGCGTTGACGAGTTGGTATGTCCCTTGCAAATCGCCGTAAACGTCCATCGTGTCCGTGTTGTCCGTCGGGATAACTACCTCGACGGGGATTTTACCGACCGCCGCGTCGGCGACATCGAACACCGCCGCCCGCACTTTCTCAAATATCGCCGATAACTTGCCGTCAAAACTGTTTTGCGGTGTGTAGTCAAGCAAAATTTCCGTATCCCACAATGTTTTGAAGTCAAGCCCTTTGATCGTCCGTTTGTTGTATTCGGGCGTTACCGTATCGGCAAAGCACGCGTATTTATAGTTGCCCGCGTCGTCGTTCACAACGGCGATCTTTGCGTCGTTCACGTCCTCGTCGCAAACGCCCTCGCCGCTGAAGGAGTCGTTGTCGTAAACGCGAGTCGTTAAATCATACGTTGCGTTGTCAACGTTCGTGATGTGATTTCGGTTTTCGTCGTATAACGCAATGTACACCGCGCGCCTCCTTTAATCGAATAAATACCGCTTGATTGCAATATCTATTTCGCCCGTGTCCTCGTCCTCCATATTCGAGGTGATGTAGTAATCGCCTTGCGGAAGGTATAAAAACGATTGCTTTGTTTTGTCCGTCAACCCGTAGCCGTTGACCGTTTCGCCGTCCGTCGTAACGGTGATTTTTTTGTTTGTCGGCTCTATCACAATTACCGTGCCTTCGGTGTTGTTGGTTGAAAGCGATATTTCCCCGACAACGTTTTCGTCCGTGTCCTCGATACGCAAATCAATGTTATTTTTGATGTTGCCCGAAATTGTAATCGTGATCGGCGCGTCGATAAAAAATTTGTTGGATATGAGCCGCCGCTTTACAAACACTTGCCCCGCAAACCCGAACGGAAAACCGAGCGGGAAAGCCGTTGACTCTTCCGAGGTATGCTTTAAGGAAAACGACTCCTCGACGCGTTCATACCAATACGTTTGACGTTCAAACGTGAAAGTTTCGACGAAAAGCCCCTCCTCGGATATTTCGCTTTTCGTGTTCGATTGCAACACCACGTCGCAAAACTTATCCGTTACGCCGTCGTTGTACTCGAATAAAAACGCCGACGTGCCGCACTCCGCCAAGAATTGCAAAAGCCCTTTATAATTTGCGTAGCCGTTCGTGCCGTCCGCATTGAAGTATATCTTCAAAGTGATAGGCTCGAAAGACGGCGTAACGTTGACAAGGTGCTTGCCTTTTTCGCTTTCCTTGTAAGATAGCGAAAAGGCATTGCCAAGCCCCGACGGCTCCGCCGCGAGCGCGGAGGTGCCGTTCAAATCAAATGATTTTGACTTGTCGTATGTATGCAAAATAAATTTCCGCATTTACATCGCCTCCGCAAGTTTTACGTTTATTTCCCGCACGAGCGCGTCAACGTCCACCTCCTCGGCGTAGTTCTGTATCGTAACCGTTACGTTTTGCGTCGTGTTGTTGGTGCTGTAATCGTTGTTTATGATGTCGCCCGACGTTCCGCCCGCGCCGATGTCGTCGTATATCGTGCCGCCGCCCGTCGTCGTTCCGCCGTCGGGTGTTACGGGCGGGGTTGTGTCGATAATCGCGTTTACATCGTTCATATCGTCGATCGCGGTTGTGTCAATGCGCAATTTGACCTCTGCAATACGGTCAATATGCACGCCGAGCCAACCGAGCGCGCCGTTTACGCCGTCGATAAGCCCGTTTATAATTCCGATAACGAAATTAACCGCGTCCTCGATCGCGCCGACAACGATATTGATTATGCTTACAACGCCCGAAAAAATCTTTGATACAATGTTCCCGAACGTTTGAAAGAGCGGCGCAAGCCAACCGAGCAATTGCCCTATGACCTGTAAAGGCACTTGCAACGCCGACAATGCGACTTGTAACGGAATAAGCGCGACCTCGATTAACGGTTGCAACAATTGAAAAATCAAATTGAGCATATCGAAAAACGGCGATAATGCGTCAACAACCATATTTACAACGAGGGCGAGAATATTCCCGACCAACTGTATGATCGGCGACAATAGCCCGATAAGCGTATTAAGCGTGTTCATTATCACGTCGAGGACGGGTTGCAATGCCGTACCCAAAAGCCCGACGAGGTTGTTTATACTTTCGCGGAAAGCCTCGCATTGCGTATAAAGCACAAGCAAAATCGCCGCGACCGCCGCAATGATTAAAATGATCGGGTGTGCCGCAAGCGCGGTCAATCCTGCTTGAAGTTGCGGTATCGCTTGTATCAATCCCCCGACGGTCGTTACCAATTTGCCAATGCCGAGCGTAAGCGGCGCAAGCGCGGCGACAACCAAAAGAGCCTTCGCGGCAAATTCCTGTTGCTCCGACGTAAGCGAATTAAACCACTCCGCAAGGGCTTGTAAGCGCGGCACGAGCGAGTTGTTGATTACATTTGCAAGGGACTGCAAAAGCGGTTGCAACGACGCTCCGATTTGCAATCCGACGTATTGCAACGACTGTTTTAACAAATTGATCGTGTCGTCAAGCGTGGCAAGCGCGGATACTTGTTCGTCGGTAAGACTGCTCATACCTGCAAACTCTTCCTTAAATTTTGCAATTTCTTCCGTCCCTGCGTTAAGGTACGGCAACATTTGGTTTGCAATGCGGTCGCCGAAAATTTCGTTTGCATAAGCCGCTTGCAAAGTTTCGTCCTCCATACCCGCGAGCGCGTTCATTACGCCGTCGAACATTTCCTCGTAGGAGTCAAACTGCGACATTTCAAGCCCAAGCGCGGAAAGAGCCTCCGTCGCCGCGCTCGTCTTGCCCGACGAAAGATCGAGCATTGCCGCGCGGACACGAATTAACGCGCGGTTAAAATATTCCACATCAACGCCGAGTTGCGACGCGACGTATTGCCACTCTTGTATGGTTTCCGCGGATACGCCAAAACGATTTGACAAGTCGTCGATTTCCGCGCCCGTGCTTGCCGCGCTTACGCCGAGCGCGCCGAGTCCTGTTATTGCACCCGCCGCCGCTGTCGAAAACGGCGTTAAGGCGCGTCCCGCCGTCGATATTGCGTTGCCGACCTCGGATACGTTTTTTGCGATAGCGTCAAACTTGATCTTGTTGATTTTGTCGAGTTGCTCTTCAAGTTGTTTTGCGCGTAATTCTGTTTGCGCCAACTCGGTTTGCAATTTTTTGTACGCCGTCGTGTCCGCGTTTCCGCTTTGTTCTAAAAATGCCAAACGCGCGCGCAAGGTTTCCGCGGCTTTTGCGGTTTCGTCAATCGCCTGTTGGGCTACCTTTTGCGCGCGCTCGAAAGTGGCACTATCAAATTTGAGTTCCAAACTCTTTTGGAGTGCGTTCAATTCGGATTGCGACGACTTTGCCTCGGAGCGCAATTCACGCATTTGTTTGTTAAACGTGGTCGCGTCCGCGGATATTTCAACCGTTAAGCCGCGTATGTTGTCCGCCATATTGTCCGCCTCCTTTTAAGAATTTGACCGCCTCCGCTTGCGATATATCGCGCACTTCGACGTTTCGTTTTTTGTTCTTGTCCGCCGCCTTGCGCTTTAATGCCGCTTTGATATTCGCAATATCAAGAGCGTAAAGCAATATGCAAAGGTCGGTAAAATGCGTGTTTCGGATAAAACAATCTTGTATTTTATGCTCGACGCACTTTTGCATTAACGTTATGTACCGTGGCACAATCAAGTCGTTTTTGCGGTTGCGCGATTTCCTCGGATTGATTTTGTCGTACAACCGCAAAAGTTCTTGACTGTGCGCTATGAGTTTTTTGCTGTACCCGTACTCCCGTTCAAAACGACCTCGAAAACAAACTTGATCTTTTCGATAAGTTCGTTAAGGTATTCGCCGTCGGCAAGGTCGAAAAGTTGACAAAACGATTTGAAATCGGGTATATCGCTCCCCTCCATAAAACAATAAAGGGCTTTAAGGTTGGAAAGGATATACGCCTTGTTTTCAATCGTACCCGCCGCCTTCATTCGTTCGATGTACGCAAAAAGCGTTTCGTTTTTGGCGTTGTGCGGGAAGTTCTGCTCCCACCGTTCCTCGGCAAACAACGACGTGTCGATTGCCACGTTGATATTTTTCTTGTTTACGGCGAGTTTGCCTTCCGCGTCAATCTGCTTTTCGACGACGGGCAACGTTGTCTTTATCATAACCCGCCTCCCTTATTCCGCCGCGGGCATTTCGGGCAACACAACCTCGTCGCCGAACGTCGCAAAACCTTCGTCGGCGGGCGTTACGGTCATTTGCCAAACGATCACGTCCTGCCCCGTCTTTTCGTCCTTGTAAACCGTGCCGTCGGAATTTTTGAGCGGTACGCCCGCAATTTCAAGCGCGGTTTCAAACGACGACTCGTTGATGTCGTCTGTCGTTTGGTCGAACGACTCGGAAGGGCGCGTCGGCGACGTTACGCCGTAGAGCCACGTTTTGGCGATAGGCATACCGCCCTCCTCGTCAATGCCGCAAGTTTCAAAATAGATCGCGTGCGGCACGAGGCGTTGCTGTTTGATGTCCGCAAGCCCTTTTGCCGTCTTGATCTTGCGCCCCATTGCGATCTCGTAATCGTTGCTTACGTTATTTGTTCCCATTGTCCCCGTCTTGCCGCGCTCGTTGACAATCGAGCAAATACGGCGACCGTCGCCGTAAATGACTTTGGTTGCGGAGTCGGGTTCTAAAGCCATTGAGATCGCCGTGCCGTATGCAACGGGGGTTGCGTAGCCACCCTCGCCGTCGGGCAAAGCGTACTTGATGTTTTGAACGTTAAAACGGACAAGTGTTTTTTTATCCATTATTGTTTACCTCCATTGTCGAGTGTTTTTTTGATTGCCGCGAATATTTGCGGCTCTGTGCTGTCAAAGCAACGGCGGATAAAGCCGTAATGCGGGCTTTTTTCACTGTACTCCAACACATTTGAAAGCGGCACGCCTTCCCGCGCCTCGCCCTTCGACCCGTCTTTCGTCTTGCGATGTACAACGCCTTTTGCAACGCGCGTATTGCCGACGTATCGGCGGTCTTTGTACTTTGTCTTGATTTTCCAAGAGCGCGCCATTTCGCCCGTGTCGATCGGCGTTGCGCTTTCAACTGCCGACTTGAACACTTCCGCGCCCGCTTGCAACGCCTCTTGCCGCGTATCAAACATTGCGCTTTGGTATTCCGTCAATATCTGCTCTAACGCGTCGGGCAATTCTTCGAGCGAAAAACGGCTCGTTGTAATCTTATCCGCCACGTTTCACCGCCTCCACATACAAAAACTCGACGTTTATGCCACGATACGGATTGTCGATGTCGTATATATCGCTCTCGCCGTTCGCAATGCAAAAATGCTTGTCGGACTTAAACTCCGCGATAATCCGCTTTATGCGGTTTTCCGCGTCCGCAAACCGCGCGTCGGTCTTTTCGTATGCGTAATAATAATTTACATCGACGTAATAGCGGACAATTTGTGCGCGCCCGTCGCCGTGCGCCCCGCCCTTACTTGATACGACACGGTAAACAACATACTCGTCTTGATTGACTTTCACGGTCGAGCCGCTGATTTTATCAACCTCAACGCGGCGGATATGGTGCGATAAAATACCGTAAGGCAAAAGCACTTTATCCAATTTTGATTGTACCGTCTGCCGTACACCCATTACCGCACCTCGTACTTCTTGACTTGAAATTCAAGCATTTTGTTTTGCTCAATGTAGTTGTCTGCCGCGGACGCAAGCCCGAACGTGTGCGCGTCGTCCGCTATGCCGTGCAAGTAAATACGCACGTCCGACGTTATGAGCGCGTCATACACGCGCTTTACATACGGCATACGCACACGGGCAGGACGGATAACGCCGTCGGACTGCTGTTGTATCGCCGTTGCCCCGTATGAGCCGAGCCATTCGCAATAAAAGCAATCCGTCATTATCGGCGCGCCGTTCTCGTCCGTCCCGATCTGCGCTTGTATAGGTTTCCACGACGTGGTTGCGCCTTTCCCTGCCTCGTATTCCGTGCATTGCACGGCAAATTTTATGAGCGTTCTCTTGCGTTTTACGCGCTGATCTGCCATACGCTACCTCCGCAATTGCGAGATAAGTGCGACGATCATACCGTCTTTTTTGATAAGTTTTTCGTCGTCGCCCTTGTCCCGATAGTCCGCCCAAATGGATTTGACGGCATAGGCGCGTTGCGTTGTCAACCTTTCGTTTGGCACGCCGCTTTCGAGCATAAATTCCGCCGCCTCGTCGATGTAACCTTGCACCTCTTGTTTTTTGTGCGGGTCGCTGTCAAGATAGCCCAACTTGAAAAGTATTTTATCAACCTCTTGCATTGATAACCTCCGATCGTTTACCGATTATGTATCGCCACTTCGGCGACCCGCACGCAAAACTTGTTGTTACTGTCCGTCGTCGGTGCTTGCCGCCTCTTTCTGCACGCTTGCAAAGCCGTTCCACATCGCGGGCGAGCCGCCGACAAAGCCGACAACCTTAAACGCGATTACGCCTTCCTTAAACTTGTAGTCGGTGGACTTTTCGACATCGAGCGCGGTAAAGTATGCGAGTTCATAACCCTTCAGCTTGCCATAAAGCATATAGGGCTTGCCCGCCTCCACGTTGCCGAACGCCGCAAGACGGCTCGTGCATACGAACGGAATACCGTTGATTGTTCCCGAATTGCCGCGCACGACAATTTCGTATGCGCGCTTTTTGTCCGTGCCCTTGACCTTTGCAAACTCTTTGAGGGTGAGTTTGTTAAGGATAAGGGTTGCGTCGCCCTCGACCTCTTCGTCGCCGCCGTAGTCGAAAACGATGTTGTCGAGCGTGTTTTCGTCGATCGTGGCGATCGTCTTGCGCTGTGCCGCCTCGATCACCTTTGCGGGCGCGTTCACAATGCCGACAAGTTCACCCGTCCCCGTGCCGTTGACGATCTGCGAAATGAGTTTCTTGCGCCACGCACCGACGACCGCCGCGTCCACTTCTGCCATATAGTTGGCGGAGGGGAGTTTTTCGACCTCTTCGTTGACCTCGGCATACGCAACGATTTTTACTTTGTTGATGTCGGCGTAATCGAAGGTAGGCTCGGCGGACGTTGCGGGGGCTTTCCCCTCTTCGGTGATTACACCCTCGCCGTAAGCCTTGACGAACGGCTTTTTGTAACTTTCCGCACCCGCACCTTCAAGGTGTACGACGTTGACGAGCGTGTCAAGCGTTCCGACCTGTTCAAATGCGGGGTTGAGCGTTCCGCTTGTAGCCACGCCGAGGGCGGTACTGCCCGACGCAACGGCGGCGCGCATTTCGATAGCGACCTTTTCGCCGTTTTTGAGTGCCTTCGCGCGCTTTTCGGTTTCTTCCTTTTCCGCGGCGCGCTTTTCGTCGGTCTGCGCCTTGCCCTGATCGTAAATCACGCCGCCCTTGTTGGGAAGTCTTGCGGCGCGTGCGTCTGCCTCTTCCGCCGCCTTTCTTTCTTCTTCGGCGCGCTTGTCGCTGTCGTCCTTTTTGAGTTGTTCGATCGTGAAATTGATCTTGTCAACCTCGGAGCGGATTTCCGCAAAGCGTTCCGCCGTGGTTTCGGGTTTCTGCAATTCCGCCAAGAGGGCGGCGCGCTTTTCCAAAAGTTCTTTGATGTTCATAACTGCTTTTGCTCCTCCAAAAATAAAAATTTTTCGATTTCAAGCCGTAAAGCCGCTTGCGCTTTTTGCCGCTCCTCTTTTTCGTTATCCAACGCGGCGGCGCGGGCGTTATCCAACGCCCTTTTTTCGTTATCCAACGCGCTCGCCGAGCGGGCATATATCGAGGTTTGCGGGTATGCGCCGTCGTTGACCGCGGATACCTCGAAAACCCTTGATATTTTTGTAATGCGCCTTGTCGGCATTTCGCTTTCAAGGTCGCTCCACTCTGCGCCCGATACGACGATACCGAACGCAAAAGACATATCCTCGATGTCGCCGCGCGTAACCGCCGAGCATAGTTCGCGGGCGGTCGCGTTGTTTTCGATGTCGAGGGTTGTTTTGATGTGCATACCGACGTTATCAACGGAAATATCCATTGTCGAACGCTTGCCGCGTCTGTGGCGCGCAAGCGGTATCATTCCGTCGTCGTGGTTTACCATAAATTTGATGTCGGACAAGTCCGCGCCGTCGAGCGCGTGCGCGTCGATCACCTCGTAAAAGTAATCGCCGATCGCGGTGCGCTGTTCAAAGACAATCGGGCAACCTTCGATTATGCCTTTGAGCGGGTCAACCGTCGCACCCTGCCCTTCGCCCGCGCGCCGAAAGATTGTTGCGGGCGCGGTGATTTGTTCGATATACTTTTCGAGCATTATTCCTCCTCCTTCTTTGCCGCGGCGGGCTTTTTGCCCTGCGCGAGCGACGATATTTGATATTGATTTGCAATCGACACGTCAATATAGTTGAGGGATACGCGCGTCGGCTGTCCGTCGGGTTCATATCCGAGCAATTCGCGCCGTTCGTCGCGGGACAAAAGCGCGTCGTCTTTCGTCATTTCCGCGATTTCCTGCCGTCTGCTGAAGGATAGCGATTGCACCAATTTGTCGTAATACTTGATTGTGTGTCCGTATGCGAGTTGTCGCGGCGTGAAAAGTACGATCTTCATTGCCTCGGCAATTTCGATAAGCAACCCCTCTACCGCCGTTTGATAAAACGCCGTGTACTCGTCGTCCGTGTATTTTCCGAGGTAGATCGGCAAGGATACGCCGAACGGCGACAATATCTCGTCGCGCAAATACGTCAAGATATTTTGCGGTATGTCCGTCGCGCTGATGTTGAGCGGGGTAAAATCGCTTTCGTAGTCCGTTGCAACAATGCCGTACTTTGAGTTGAAAAGGTGGTTTTCAAACTCCTCGCGGGTCAATTCCTTTTTGTCCGCGTCCGCAACGGTTTTCATTGTCAAAATGCCTTTAAGCGATAGCGACGCTTGCAACGTTTTCGGGATTGCCTCTTTGATAACGTGCATTGTCTGTAAGTTGCCGAGGAGTTCCTTGTATTCCCCGCCGCCGCTTACGCCACCGCCCAAGTATGCGTTTTGACCGTAGCCGAGGCGAATATGGATTACGTCGCCGTAAGGCAAATCGAACGTAACGCCGTTGTTTGACAATTCAATGCGCATTTCGCCCGCGTCCGAATAGTACAACTTGACGTTGGCGGTTTCGATCGGGTAAAACCCGCGCGTTACGCGCTTGACATATTGCGCGCCGTTTACCGTGATCGGCACCTCGTCATACTGCCAATAAATAAAGCAATTTCGGTTTACAAGCGTGAGCCACGCAATCTTGTACAAAAAGTCTTTTATGCCGCAAAGCGGGTTTACGCGTGCCGACAACACCGTGTTAATGCTGTCGTCCTGTACCTCGATACGGTGCGGGTTTTGCTGTTCGATTACTGACTTTAAGTTGCACTTCGACACCTCCTCCGCGACGCGGTGTATCGCCGTTTTTACGATGTCGCTAACGTGTATGTTATTGCCGAACGAGGTAAACACGACATTATTTGCGTTGAAAAGCCGACGGCTGTATGCGCTCGCCTTATCCCAACCGAGCAAACCTTGTATCGCGTTTTTAAGTGTTGACAAGCCTTTTACCTCCTTTTGGCAAAATAAAAAAGTGAGCCGATATTTCCGACAAGGCGCAATGCCTCTCGGTAGAATATCGACCCACTTGTTTTTGATCTTAAATCAAAAATGGGGTACTCGCCGCAATGCGGCGGATAGTACGCACATATTCAATTTTACCTTCATTATACCCACTTCGTGATACGAAGTCAATACCTTGCGCCGATAAATCGAAAAATATTTACTTTTCGTCGGTTTTCGGGTCGCGTTTTATGGTAAAAGTGTACTCGCGGCGGCAAAGCGGGCAAAAATATGTAACGTTTATCACGCCGACTCGCGCGTCGTACTTTCCGAGCAATTTGTTGTGTATCGGGCAACGCACCTCGCGTTGGTATTGCTTGTTTTGTCGTTTCCGTTCGTCCATAATCACGCTCCGATTTTTGAAAGAAATGCGCTTTTACATTCGCGCAATGCCGCGTATGCAATCACTTTCGACATCGTGCCGTCGATCTTGTTGCCGATGTACCCGCTTATTTTTTCGGGCATTACAAAGCCCTTGTTGTCGTGTTTGACTGCCGTATTGCGGAAGTTCCAAGCGCATATTTCATTGCGGTTGTAATTGATGTGCCGTGCCCGCAAATCTTCCTCGACCGTTCGCGTCGGCGTGTTTAACCCCTCGTATGTCATTTTGATTTTCGTTAAAACATTTTCGCCAAACCGCTGTTTTACAATCTTCGCAAACTCTTTTGCGTGCCACTCGTCATACCCCACACGGTACGGGCGGATTTTGTACGTTTGGTAAATTTCCCAAATATACTCGGCAACAACGTTGTCGTCAATTACGTTGCCTTTGACGATACGGCAAAGCCCTTCCGCCGCCCATTGTTTGTAGTCTTTCTTTTCCGTATTCGTCGGGCTGTCGGTCGCTTGACCGTCGCCCGCCTTGACTTCGGTTACAAAGTACATCGTGTAAAGATATTTCACGGGGTCGGCGGGACGCATAAACAAAAACGTGCAAGCGCAAAGATCGTTTGTTTCCGCGAGGTCAACCCCGACAATGCACCAACACCCCGCGAAATCGGCAATATCAAACGTGCCGTCGCACTCGATAATGTCCGCCTCGCGTAGCCACGCCCGCGAGGAAAGTTGCTTGATGTTAAACTCTTTCGCAAGCGTAAATGCGCGTTGCGCGCCGTTATTGCGCGCCTCTTCAACAAGATCGCGCAACTCGGATATTTTCTTGACAACGCCCAACATCGGGTTTGATTTCGCCCAACTGCGCTCGTCGTTCCATACCTCCGCCTCGCTGTCCTGCGTGTAAAGCCACACAAGCCAACGGGGGCGGTCGAGTTCCCCTTTTAAGACTCGGCGCGCGTCGTGTAATCGTTCATCAAGGTAGCCGTCCCGAACGATACCCTCCGTCGTGATTTCAAAATAAAGCGGCTCGTCCTGCGTCGTTAGCGACGAACGGAGCGGCATTACCGTTGAGCGGTCTTTCATTTCGTGTACTTCGTCCACGATTACGATTTTTAAGTTGCGCCCCTCTTTTGCCCCCGACTTTGCGGACATCTTTTTGATCGCGCCCTTGTTCTGCGAGGAAAATTTGCCCGTCTTTTTCCGCTGTTTCGGGTTGCCGAAAAATATGCCCTTGATATTCTTGCGCGTAACGCGCGACATCGCCCGCGACTCTTCGCGGAAGTTGTTTATGCAATCGAATATCAAACCCGCTTGCTCGTAGTCGTTGGAGGCGCACATTACCTTTTGCCCCGCCTCGCCGCAAAACCACTCGGCGAGCGTCAACGCCGCCGTGAAAGGCGTTTTGCCGTTCTTTCGGGCGATAAGGAGCAACACCTCCTTAAACCGACGCACCCAACGCCCGCCGCCGAGCAATTCGTCGTCAAAGACGTAAAACCCGAATACCGCCTCCGCCACCGCTTTTTGGTTGAGAGTCAAGATAAACGGCTTGCCCGCAAACGGGCTTTCAAAGTGCTTGATCTCCCGTTCGATAAAGTCAATCCGTTTGTGCGCGCCTTCGAGTTCAAAGTGGTACACATCGCCGTGATACACGATGTCTTGCACGAGGCTTTCGAGTTCGGTTTTTAATTCCCGCCCGATCACGATGTCGCCCGCGCGGCAAGCCTTGTAATATTCGATCAAGTAACTATGCCGTCCGCCGACGGTATCGTTTAGCACCTGCCACCCCGAAATAGGCACAATATCGGGGTTTACCAAGAGCCACTCGGCGGCGTTATTCGTAGTCGTCAAGCCCGCCTTCGTCGTCGGGGGCGAGCGTCCCCAACATCTCTTTGTTTAACTTTTGCATTGCCGAGGTATATTGTGCCATATACTTTACGCGCGCTTTTCCTGCCGCTGTTTCCCGCTGTACATACGGATTTTGCGGGTTGTAAATGATCGTCGGCAAGTCCTTTATTGACTCCAACACCGCGAACGTTTCCGCGACCTTGCGTATAAGCGAGTCGTTGATTTTCAACTTGATGTCGTCAACGCCCGCCGCCCGATAAAGCCCGACGAGGCGCGCATATTCCGCGTCCGCGATGTTTTGCCGTTTCTGTTTTGTATTTCCTGCCATTTCCGCCTCCTATTTTTGTTTTGCAAACTTTTTGAGAAAAAAGTCAAAACTTCGGTGTGTATGCAAACGACTTGCGGCGTGGAGTCTTTTTGCCTTTTCAAAAATTTTTCAAGGACGGGGGGAGTAAAATTATTCGCGGTATCTTTCCCAATACGCATTTATCCACCCGATCACCGCGTCGCGGATACTTGACCGCTCGATGTCTTGATACGCGCGCTTGATACACTCCTCCTTCGACGTGTCAATGTGTACGAGTTCCGCGCCGTAGTCCTGCACAAACACATCGCGGTCAATCCTATCGGGATATGTGCCGATAATGTATGCGTCTTGCCACTTGCGGCGAGGTGTCGCCGTCCGCACCTCGTCAAGCAAATAATCGCGTACATTGAAGGCGACGCGCTTTGTTGCGTCTGGCTTATCGTATAGCCCGCAAATACATATCGCCCGATGTATCTTGTCGAGGTCAACAATCAAGTCGTTACGAGTCGCAACGCTGTTTACATACGTTGTTTTGCCCGCACACGGCGAGCCATAGACAAGATAAACGTGCTTTGCGCCGACCACATAACCAAAACGTTTATGCGCGGCGTTATGGCAATCGTGGCATAGTACCTCGATATTGTCGGGATTGAGCGTAACGTTCACGTCGTCGATATTGTCGAGCGTTAATTCCACTTTGTGGTGCGGGCGCAATTCGGATATATCGAACACGCCGCCGCATTTGGCGCATACGCCGCCGCTCTTTATCTTGCAAGCCTGCGCCAAGTCCAAGTAATCTTTGCGGCAATAAAACGCGTGTATCGGGTCGAGCGGCATTATATTCCCTCCGTACTGTCGGGCGGCAACTTGCCTTGTTCTGCAAGTTCCAACGCCTTTTTACGCAACGCCACGATCTGCGGGTCGCGGGCAAAATCGTCCGTAAAACGGTTGATAAGCAAAAATTGTATCATTCCCGCGTCGGGCTTTGCATAACGTGTGTATCGCTTTGTTTTCGTGCCGATAACAACGCCGCTTTTCGACACGATCTCCTCCGTGGTTTCCTCTGTGTATTCGTAGCCCATTGCCACTTTGTAAGCGTTGTTTATGAGTTCCGTCTTAAATTCTTGCTTTGCCTTACAAAGTGTTTCGGCAAGTTCGGGGTTTTCCTTTTTGTATTTCGCCCACGACGTTTTACCCACCCCGTAATATTCGCAAAGTTGTCCTTCGGTTACACCGCAACGAGCGTACCGCGCAATATCCGCCAAATAAGGTTTTACCTTATTTGCGTACTCGGACGGGCAACCCCGCTTTTTTTCGCCACCTTCAGAAGTGCCGCTGCCCGCGTTGTTTTTACGCGGGTTTTTCGGCTTTTTGTTTTCCGCGTCCTTTGACGCGTCGTTTTTTGACTGTTTCGGCATTATTTTCCCTCCCCTATATCGAGCAATAATTTCGTGATAATCAATATCGGCGTAAAGGCGAGCGCGACGATAAGCGGCACGCAACAACCTATCCACGAAAGGGCGGTTGCGGCGCACAATTTGCAAATTATAAAGATCGCCGAAAGCGGCACACACACGACGCATACCACGAGCGCAATAATGTACAAAAGCCCGATAATTCTTGTCATTTTCGTTTACCTCCCGTAAATCGCTTGATACTCAATACGACCCACCCGTCGGCAAGCCCCGTAAAGTCGCGCAAAATGTACGTTATTTTGCCCGTGAGCCGCCGCCCTGTATATTTCCCGTCTTTCCATTCACGCATAATCAACAAATCGCCCACGGCGTAATTTCGGTCATCGTAGCGCAATTCCCACGGCTTTATGCCGACGCGCGCCGCCTCGAAATATTCGGGCAAGCATTTGACTTCGATTATCTTTGCCATTGCCCGCCTCCGTACACAAATAGTTTTTCGACGCGATCGCGCTTTGCGCGGTTGTTGAGGTGTGTTTTTACGCTCCGCTCCCACACGCAAGTAAAATCGGGCGGCGCGGCGTATTCGCTGATAACGACGAAATGCCCTTCCGCGGCGCGTTCTCTGCACCATTGCCAAAATGCGGCGGTATCGAAATGTTTTGCGTATCCGACACCCTCCGCATAAGGCGGGTCGCAATAAATAAGCACTTTTTCACGCGTCGGAAAGCGCATTTGCCGATAGTCGCAACACCCGACCAATATGCCGTGCAAGTTCGGCAACTGTCTTTTGAAATTCGCCTTGCTTTCCTCGAAATAGTTGCGTGTCGTACCGTCCTTTGTCGTTGCAATCGCTCCGTAGCACCCGCCATACACGCGCGCGTTGTACGACGCAAACAAAAGCACCGCCGCCCGATACCAACCCGCATATTTTTCGGGCTTGTCCCGCACGTCGTAATATTCCTCACGCGTCGGTGTCGTCAATCCGTCCAAAAGTGTAGGATTTTCGCGGCAAGTTTCGACGAGTTCACAAACAAGCGGGTCAATATCGTTTCCGAGGCGGTTTTCACACTCGATCTTGTCGATTATGTTAAACCCGCCCACGAACGGCTCGACGTACTGCTTTATGCCGTACTCGTTTATGTACCCTTGCAAGATCGGCACGATGTCCGCCGCAATTTTCGCTTTACTCCCGATGTATTTCACGCTTTGCTTTGCCTCCCGTTTCTTTATGCTTTGCCATTTTGGCGTATATGTACGCGCCCGTAACGTACTCGCTTGTTTTGTGGGTAAAAGCTGTAAGGCGATACCCTTTGTACATCTGCTCAAACACCCCGTGCGGGTCGCTGTCGCCGCGTACAAGCCGATTTACCCGCCGCCGCGTAAACTTGTAGTCGGCAACCGTGATTTGCGGCTTTTGCAAGTTTTTCGATGTCTTATACCGCTTTGTGCCGCGAGGGTCTTTCATACAATACCGCACCATACCCTCGTACCCGCTTTCGTCCGCTTGCAAGCGGCGCGTCTGCTTGCGCGCTCCCCCTTTCCATAACCGCTCGGCGAGGTCGCGGTCGGGGAAGTTTGTTACGATGTGGTGATGTACCCGCTTTTTGCCTTTCTTTTCGTCGTCCTCAAACTCCGTCCAAAAAACGTATTTGAGCGGCGGAAAGCCGAGTCGTTTTCCGTGGTATCTTAACCGACGAAGGAAATTTGCAAATGTCTTGTCCGCCTCCGCAACGGATTTCGGCAATTTGCTCGTTTCGTATGTAAACGTGCCCCAAATGTCCTCGTCCGTAAAGTTGGTATTCACAAGCCGCACAATGTTCTTGACGGCGTTTTTGTAATTAAGGCGTTTTTGCGCCTCGCGGGTCGTCTTTTGCTTGCGCGCACGTTCGGTCGATCGCGCCGTGTCCCATACGGGATATATCTCACATTCCAAGACGTTGCCGCTCTTGATTGTCTTTGTCCGATAATGCACGATGTGGCGATCTTCAAGGGCTTGCAAGCGCGCCTCCCGCTCTTCCTCGATCGCAAATATTTCGTCGTAATCGTACCTTGTCGGGTCGATTGTGTGCTTTACCATTGTATGCCTCCTATTTTTGCGCAAAATAAAAGACAAAGTACGCAAGGGGTCTTGCCCCTTGCAAACCCCGCAAGGCTCAAGAATATAACACGCCGACGCGCCGTGCGCCGCTTGTCTATCCCTCTCAACGGGGCGCGCCTCTCGTTCGGGTGGCGTTTTGTGTTTATCCGTCGCATTGCCTTTGACCGTAGCACTTACGGCAAGCGGACAAGTCAAGCCCTTTGCTTACGCAAAAATTTTCTTGCGAAAATTCGAGGGGCGTTGACTTTGCTTGCCGACGTGCTTTTACACGGTCAAGGCGACGGAATAAAACACAAAACTTTAATCACCCGATCTTTTACCTTCGTCGTCAAGATAATACTTCATTACGAGGACGTAAAAGCACCGTTGTACCCTGCAAAAGTTTTGACAATCCACCTCCGATATGCTATAATACATATAGGTTTGGTTGATGTTTTTTCGTCAACTGCGGGCTATCGTCAAGTGCCAATTGCGATAGCCCTTTTACTTTGTCTTTTTATATGTAGTTTTACTCTTTGCCGCCCTGCGGCGCGTCTGTGCCGTCGGCGGCGTTTTCTTTTGCCACGATCGCCGATAACTTTGCGTCGAGTTCTTCGACGAGTCGGCGGACGCAATCGGTCTTGCTCAAATATCCCAACTTGCGCAACGCATTTTTTGAAAAAACACGCTCCGCGAGATCGCGCGGAATTTCAACGGTAAGGTTGTAAAAATCGTTGCTTGCCCGACGGCGGCGCGTCCTTTCTGTGGCGGTTGCAACCGCCTTTCCCGCCGTCTGTTCGGGCGGTACAAGTTGTATTTCCCGCACGTCGTACACATCAAGCACATCGCAACCGAGCGATTTGCATATACACGCAAGTGTGGGCGGAGTGGGTAAACATATATCGTTGACAATCTTACTTAAAAGCGATTTGTCAATGCGAGGGTCGGCGCAACGCACCTTATCCAACACCTCTTTTTGCATTATGCCTTTGTCGAACATTATTTTTTTGTACTTCGACATCGCATTACCTCCTTATGCCCGCCACGCGGGCGGGCGATTTATGATTGCGGGATTAAACGCAAAAGCCGAAGGACACGCCGTAGGTGCTGTGCGCGCTGGTGCTGGTGACATAGCCCGTCGAGGTGGCATACCGAAAGTGGGTACTACTGCTGACGCTCGGCGAGCGCAACCACCAAGTGGTGGCAGAGCCGCCGCGACGCTTTACGACGTTTGCCGCGTCCTTGAAGTATTCGTATTGTTCCCCCTCGCCGTCTGCCGTGTATGTACTGTCGCCGCAAACCTCGGCTTGCGAAAGCAAAAACAACTTGTCGTCGGTCGAGGTTACATCGTCAGAGCCGCCGCCCGTACCCGTCAATTTGACAACGGGCTTGATCGCGTCCCGCAATTCGGCGGGCAAGAGGGAAAGAAAACGCGGCATATAGACATTGCGCATTTTCGACTTTTTCCACCCGCCCGCGTTGGTGATATTTTCGTTCATTTCATACTCACCGTCGAGCAAATCTTTTAAGCCGAATGTGATACCCGCCGTCCTATCCGCCGCCCGTCCGTTTTCCGATAAAACATCGTGATTAAATCCGAGTATAACCGCCTTCACGCGTTCACCCGTATAAAGCACGATGTCCTTTGTGTCGCCGATCTTGAAATGTCTTTGTGCCTCGCCCGTGGCGGCGATTTCGGCGATTTCCTGCCACGTCATATTTTCGATATTTTTGCGGCGCGTTGCAATGCCGTATTGTTCCTCGAAAAGCGCGTCAATATCTTCGCGCAATTCGTCATACCCCGCACGAACGACGGACGGAGCCGCCTCCGCGTGATTTGCAATAATCGCCGCAACCTCGTCGTATATGTTCTCTGCAACGCTGTCGGCGTTGATCTTTGTGCGCTTGCTTGCCATTGAAATAAACCTCCGTATTGTAATGATTGACGGCGGATTTGCCTTGTCGTCGATGTACTCGTCCGCCGATATTTTGCGAGTATCCCCGCCGTATTGTCCGATTTTTTCGGGCGCATTTTTGTTGATGTAATCGAACGTCAATCCCTGCCGCTTGCACCATTTGACCGCATTTTTGAGGCATTCCCCAACGCGGCACGTCCATAAAATAATTATGTCGCCCGCTGTCTTGCGCTCTTTCACATATTCGATTACGGGCATTATAGGCGCGCCGATGTCGGGATACTTGTCCTCGCATAGCGTTCCGTCAAAATCGACGGCAATAATCCTTGCCATATTACACCTCGATTTTGCCGCCGTCCGAGTATGCGTACCCGATAATGATTACGCCCTTGTTGTTGAGTGTGAAGGATATTTTAAGGCGCGCCCAATTGATCGTTGCCTTGCCGATCGCGCCGTCAAGGACGGCAACGCCGCACCGCAACAAAAGATCGTGCGTGCCGTCGTCGAGGGTTACGTTGTGGATTTCGCAATAACTCATAAGGTCGTCAAGGCGTTGGCGAAGGCGGGCGATGTTTTCCTTGCGGCGTTCCGCCTTTTCCATTTCGTCTTGATACTGCCGCGCCTCGTAGCAATCGCAATGTAACGTTGCCGCCTCGTTCGCTGTTTCTTGACTGTCGTAATCTGCGTCGGGGAGCGTCTGTTTGCCGCAAAAACGGCACGTCGGGAAAAATACCGCTTTGCCTCCCGCCGCCGCGGCGGGCTGTTCGTCGATGTAATAATGATCGTCGTCAACGTACCCGTTGTACATCTTCATATCGTTACTCATTGTTTGCGCCTCCTTGTTTATATTGGTTTTCAATTTCAATCACGGTCATAATGCAATAGTTCGCCATATCAAGCAATGTGTCCGTGATACTTTCCGATTTAACGCGTTGCCGATCGGGCGGCAATTTTGCAAGGTTTTTAACCCGATTAAACTTGTCCGCAATGCGGGTAATTGCCGATATAATACCGAGGTCGGCAAATGTATCGCCGAACGAGTTGCCGTAATCCGCATTTTTCTTTTGGTATGTATCGGTCAATTGTGCGCACAACTGTTTGTGCCTTTCGATGTTTGCCATATCCGCCGCCTCCGTCAACTTGATTTCGGGTCGTTTTTTGCTTTGAACACCGCCTCGTGTGCCGTTCCGTATTCCTTGTTATACTCGGCGAGGCGTTTTAATTCGCGGGCGGTCATTTGCTCGGCTACACGGACGGCGAGGTTATAGTCGTCATAAATTCCGTATGCGCCGCGTCCTGCATTTTCGTCGAAAGGTCGGTTATAGTTTTTTGCAAACTCCCTGTCCGTAAAAACCATATTCCCGCCGCCGCTATAAGGGCAATATCCGTGTCCCACTTTTCTATAAAGTGAGAATTTGATGTCTTTGTAATCGCACGGTTTCCACTCGCTCGTACCCGCCTCCTTCTCGATTTTGAAAACACGATAGCGGCGGACGATGTATTTGTTTACGCTGATAACTTCTTTTTGCGCGTCGCAACACGGGCATTTGAAAGTTACTCCCTTCACGGTCAATTGTCCCGTGCCGTCGCACACTTTACACGGCTCGCGGAAGTACACGCTTTCGCCGCTTTCAACACGGTAGAATACGTCGCCCATTCTTACCGCGCGCGGGGCGGTGTAGTTAAACACCGCACTTTGGGTTTGGTTGGTTTTTTCTTCCATTTTCTGCCTCCAATTTTTTATTTATCCGACGGACGCATTACCACCACCATTGAAGGGAACGGTGCGCCCGCCTTGCTTTCGTTGAAATGTAAGCGACCACGGACAAACCGTATTTCGTGCCGCTTGTATATGTACTCGTGAAAATACTTTGTGTCGGTGCGGGCGGGTATCAACATCACGACGAGCGTACCCCCCCCCGCAAGCGTTTCGTTGTGGGCTTTTTCGACCCACTTGCCGATGTCCCGCCCGTAAGGCGGATTGCAATACACCCTCTCCCCGCGCCAACTTTGCGCCAAGCCGTCAACCTCTTTCGTGAAGTATCGCGCGCATTTTGCGTTTTGCGGGGTCGCGCACGGGTCAAGCGTGAAGTCAAATTCCTTGTTTAATTCGTCGAAAAACGCTTGCGGGGTCGCCCACTCTGCCGTGTTGCTTGAAAACATTGCCTCGTTAATCATTGTGCCGCGTCCTTCTGTGCTTGTCCGCGTTCGGACACGTCGCAAAATGCGATACATACCCGATACCGTCCACGATCGGGGTAAGAGCCGAGCCGCCGCCCTTTACGATGTTTCCGCGCACAACCTCACCGTCCTTTGTTACGATAAGAGCCGACCCGCGGTAATTCTTTTGATACTCGACTTGCTCCTCGTCGCAAGGCATTGATCGCCCGTTTTGCGTTTTTATCCACACAATTTTTGCGCCGCAACTTTTACACGTTGTAACCTTCATTTTTGCGCCTCCTTATAGTAAATCAAATATGGATAGTTGCGACCGAACGGCGGCGAGCCACCTATTGCCCGCCTCGTAATATTCGTCGTCTATCTCAAACCCGATATAATCCCGTTGTAGCCGATACGCCGCAACCGCTGTCGAGCCGCTCCCTGCGAACGGGTCAAGTACCAAATCGCCGCGGCGTGTGTGTTGGTTGATAATGCGCGACAATAGATCGGTCGGCTTTTGGTTTTGGTGTATCTGCTCTTTTCCCGTTACGCGGGCAAATTTCCAAATGTCCTCGTAACGCGGCATATCGGGGTTAAACTTTGCGCGCCCCTTGTTGGCGTATATGATAAACTCGTACCGTTTGCCGTACTGCGCCTCCAAGTCGCCCGCCGTGTGATTGCCCTTATCCCAAACAATGATGTTTTTGACGGTAAACCGCTTTTCGATCTGCTGTTTGAAAAAATCCACCTTATCACTTCCGCAAAACATATAAAGCGGGGTGTCGTCTTTCATTACGTCGTACAATAGCGGTATAACGTCGATTATCAATTGCGGGTTGTTGTCGTTCTGTATGGTCTTACAAAACTTATGCTCTTTGTCTTTCCTGTGGTGGGTAGCATATTCGATAAGGTACGGCGGGTCGGTAATCACACAATCAACGAGTACCCCCCCCCCGTGCCATATCGCGCAACCCGTCGCGGCAATCCATTTTGTATATGTGGTTACGTTCAATCATTGCCGCCGCCCATAATCCTCGGATAAATACGCGGCGCGTATCTTGCTCCATTCTTTATCAATGACAAGTCCCCAATTGTTCAACTCTTCGTCGGAAGGCGGTTGATTATATGTAACTTCACCAATATAACGCTCGCCGCGTCCGTAACTGTCGTAAGATACATATCCCGCGGGGATAACCCCACCCGACGGGGGACGGTGTGTGCAGAAATAACGATACTTCCCCTTTGCCTTAATCGCTTTTTTTGCTATGTCGTGATACGTTGAGGCGTGTAATGTTTGATTGCCGACGCGCTTTGTATAAAATTCCGCCGCGAAAAAATACCACGTTACACAAAATAGCGGGTCGCCGTATTCATCTCTATCCCAAAAAGCACAAGCGCGCGCCTCATTTGTGTATTTAACCTTATCGTATATCTTTTCGCTCGTGCCGCCGCTTTCGTATGAGTGTTCGTACTCGTATTCGGTTGCCTCTTCACAATTCTTTATTTTTTCCGAAATCGCTTTAATTTCTTCGGGGACACACCACCCGCCAAAAACGGCGGAATATTCAGAAATAAGCCGATTTGCGGCACGAGTTAAAACAGTTTGCGATACGCCGCGCACTCCAACTTTATATGCTTTATTAAATGATTTTTCGATCATACGTCTACCGCCATATACTCCGCGACTTTCCAACGGTTGCCTCCGAGGCAAGCAACCTTAAAACCATTTGTAAAGTGTTGCCCCGTACAATCATATTGAGAAGGAGTGCAATGCGCCGCTTTCGTTTCCCATAAGTACGCGATAAATTCCTCTTTCGTACCGTTGAAAACAAACGGCTTTTTGTAAAGTAACGTGTAATATTCGGGGAAATTCGGGTTGGGCGTTATTGCAATATATTCGGGGGTCGCGTTCGCAATTTTATTTAATTCTTTGCGGAGTTCACGTATCTCGTCCGACCAAACTTCAAGTGCAGTTTTTCTTGATATGTGGGCAGTCGCCGAGCCTTTTTCTACCTTGATTTTTTCTTTTAATTGCCGATACTTGTACATAGAAGAGCGCAAGTACGAGTCATATTCCCAATTTTTAACCATTGCTTGCCTCCTGCTCCGTCGTTCCGTAAAGTACCAAAAGCGCGATTTCACGCGCTGTCAATGGAAGTCCGAGTATCTGTTTTGCCTCAATGCGTTTTAATGTTTCGTTGGTTTGGTTGATAACGTTCATTTTGTTACTCCTTGTTTTCGGTTTCTTTGGTGGCGTATTCTCTAATTGCAATACGCACGATGTCGCTTAACGTCAACTCTTTTTCCTTTGCCGCGGCAACAAGTTTCGCGTGCGTGTCTTTCGGGATATAAACGCCAATGCAAATTGTTTCCTTCCCGATCTTGCCGCGTCCGTTACTGTTACGCATACGCAATACCTCCTTTGAAAAATAAAAATAGGCTTGTCCGTTAAGACAAGCCTTCAAGCATAAAAAAATAGGTTTGCCTCAACTGACAAACCTATTGTAAATTAACATTGTAGATTTGTCAAACGTTTTTCATATCTTTTTTGAAATTCTTTGAAAGTTTTTTATAAACACGTTTGCAGGCAGTAAAAACGCGGCGATTTTGCCGCTTTATTCCATAAGTCGATTATACACTTTTTCTTTTCAAAGGTCAAGTAAATGATTTTTGGCGCGCCAAATCGCGGCGGCTCGACCGAGAGCCGCCGCCCGCGTCCTGTTCTGCTTATCCGTTTTATTTATTCTTTACAAATCGAATATGCGGCGCGTCCGCGTCCTCCCGCAATAGTTCGATTAACTGCTCGCGTTTTTGCAACGGCGTAAGCCATACGCGCTTGCCCTCTTTGTTGCGCAAGGACGAGTGCGGGCGGTTGTTATACCGAACGACCCACGCCGCCATTTTTTCTTTTAGTTCCTCGTATGTTTCAAACGTTAATGTCTTGTAGAAAAATTCCGAGTCCGTGCGGTGCGACCGTTCAACCTTGCCGTTGTGGCGCGGGGTGTATGGTCTTATAAGTTGGTGCTTGATACCGAGTTTATCAAGCAAAATATCGAGCGCGTGTTTTTTGCCCTCGCCCGTTCCTTTCGGGTTTGTAAATTCCGTCCCGTTGTCCGTCTGTATCGTGTTCGGCGCATATCCAAAATACACAATCGAACGTTTTACAAAATCGACGGTCGAATATCCGCTCTTTTCCTTATACGGAAATAAAAACCTTTCGCGAGTTGCCTCGTCTATCATTGTATATTGATATATCCACTCTTTTTTGTATTTCCCGCGGTTGCAATCGCGCGGGACGTACTTAACGTCCATTTGCCATTTTACGCCGATGTGTTCGGGCGTTTCGTATGGTTGCGGTATGTATTCCTCGGTTTGCTTTACGGGAGTGCCGCGGAGGTGATTTTTTACGACATACCGATAAAATCCGCCGTATGTACGCTTGTATGCGTGTTCCGTCCGAAGTATGCCCAACGCCTCGGTGTAACTGATGTCGGGGTGTTCGGTAAAGATCGCTACGATCGCCGCGCGCTCCTCCACCGTATGTGATAACTTATGCGGCGTTATCGGGCGGGACGATCGGTTTGTAAGGCTTTCAAGCGTCCCGTTGTATTGTGCTTTCCACCGCCACAAACTGCGCTCCGTACACTTAAATTTTTTACTTACGCGGAAAATGTCCTCTTTTTCAACAAGCCACATTTTCAACGCCTTTTCCTTTTCTTTTGCGCTATATTTTATGCCCTTCATATTCTGCCTCCGTAAAGCAATAGCGGCACCCGACTATATCGAGTGCCGCCTTCTTGTATCGCGTGTTACTCTTTTATTTTGTCCGCCGCCCACCGTAAGAAGTCCGCACGGGACATATTGTTTGCTTTGATTATTGCGTCAATCGCCGCCGCCTCGGCGGGCTTTAACTTTGTTGTCCAAGTGATAAACTCGCCCTTATGAGCCGCCGCATAACGCTTGTCGGCGGCTTTCTGCGCCTCACTCCTTGCCATATCCGCCGCCTCCCTTAAAATAGATCGCTTTCGGCGACATACGCCTTCAAGTCATCGAATGTCGAGCAATCCGTCTTTGGTACGTTGTACACCAAAGACACGCGCCCAAATTTGGTTGATACCGTCCACGAGTTCTTATTCTCGCGTACCGTGTACACCTTGCCGTTTTTTTCAATCGTCATTTTATACCTCCTTTCGGGCGGAATAGCCGCCGCCCGCGCGGCTTAATTTTAGCCGATTATTTCGGCTATTCTGTTTTTGATTGCCTCGGCGTTGGCGCAAAACGGTTTTATAACGCCTTTTATAAAATCCTCGTCGCGCTTGTCCGATTGCCACCCGCCTATAACTTCGCCGTATTTCGCGCCGCGTGTTTGTCCGCTTTCGGTCAATGTGATGTTGTCGCCGAACGTGATAACTTCTTGACCGTTCAACAATACCGTTGCCGTCCCTTGCGTTACGCTCCCGCGGTTGCGCCTTACTGTAAATACCTCTTTCATTTTTTTTGCGTCCTCATTGTTTGACAAAGTTTTATGTTTGTGCTATAATAGGACTTACGAGGGGGCGGTTGCGCCCGCCCCGCTCTGCCTATCGACGATTATTTATCGTCGGTTGCCTTGTCGGACTTCGGCTTTTTCAAGACGATTGAAATTCTGACGCTTTCCACGGCTTTTTGATTTTCAATCGCGTTTGCCAAGTCTTGCAAGGCTTTTTTGATTTCGTCCATTTCGCTCACCTCCTTTGTTTTTTGTAATTATATTATATCATTACTTACCGATAAAGTCAAGAGTTTTCTTGCACTTTTTCAAAGAAAAATAAAAAATTTTTACGCCAAAAAACGCCTCGCTTTTGCGGGGGCGTTCTCGTTATGCCGATATAATTTTATAGCCGCGCTTATTGACTTCCTCTCGGTCGTTTGGTATAATAATTCTGCTACAAACAACTATACCCGCGGCGAAAGTCTGCCAAATAAGCACGGCTAACGGATACCGAGCGACCTTTTTATCGGTGCGCCGATAACCTTGCATTTATTATATATCGGCGAGCCGATAAAGTCAAGACTTCTTTGCCGCGAAAAGCAATTTTTCCAACGGGCAAAGGAGTCTTTTTATGTCTATTGCGGAAAGGATATTTACACTTTTAGATCGGCAAGGAAAACGACAAAGCGACCTCGCGCGGTTTTTACAAGTGCGCCCGACGACGGTTTCCGAGTGGGTACACGGCAAGCGCGAGCCTTCGGGCGTTCATTACGAACGCATTGCGGATTTTTTCGGGGTGTCCCTCGACTACCTTATTGCGGGACGCGAGCCGCCGCCCGCGGCGGTACAACAAATTATCGGGAATAGCAACAACAATAATACCGTCCATATATCAAGCGGGAACGCGGGCGACCTATCGGAATACGAGCGCGAATTGCTGAAGGTAAGCACACACCTTGATATGCGACGAAAAAACGCGTTGCTTTCCTATGCGTATGAGTTGGAAAAATCTATAAAAACGGAGGATTATTAAAAATGAAATGGTTTTACTCTTTGAAAAAGCCCTTGCGCATTGTGATCGCGGTTTGCGCGTGGTTGCCGCTTGTTGTCTTTGCCGCCGCCATAAGCGGAACGATCGGGGCGGACGGTGAAAGTATGCAACCGTGGCAAACCGTTGTTGCCCTGCTATTGCTTGCCGTCGGCGTGTTCTTTACCGTGTTTGCGGTCATTGCGAGCAAGCGAGAAAAGGCGGCAAAGCCGTCCGAAATCCCCGCACCGACGCGCCCGCAACCGACAACATATACCGCCACCCCTTCGGCTGTTACGGCGCGCGTTGTGCGCCCCGCCGTTCGGTATAACAATACCCCCGCGTTTGTCTGCAAGTTGATAAAAAACGGCAATGCGGAAATGCAAGACAATATCGAGTGTTGCAACGAGGGCGACGAAGTGATCGCCGATTATGACCCCGACGCGGATTTATACGTTTGCTCGCACGATGTCGGCGACATCGGATACTTCCCCGAAAAATACGGCGACCAATTGACGGGGCAATACCATATTGAAATAACCAACATTACGGAAAACGAAAACGGCAAATTTTCCGTCGACGTTTCCGTTTATATGCAAGCCGACGGCGGCGTATCCCTGCCCGCTTTTACAAAGGTTGTCGGCGTATCGTTCGGCGATCGGCAATCGTATATAAAGGAAAGCCGCGAGGGCGACCCGCTAATTATCAAACACGCGCCGACAAGCGAATACCCGAACGCCGCGGCGGTCATAAACGCCCGCACGGGGCAAATGCTCGGACACATCAACAAAGACTTTGCCGCGTCCCTGCTGTCGTCGTTCGGCAACGGTTTCGCGCTCGAAGGCGTTATCAAAGACATCACGGGCGGCACGCCCGACGCGCCTCACCTCGGTTGCAACATCGAAATAACGAGTTGCAAGTAAGTAGCAAATCAATCGTAAAAGGGCTATCGCAAAAACACGATAGCCCTTTTATGCTACTTAAAATGTTTTTCGCCGAGCGCGCTCGCCCACGCCTCAAACCATATCGAATTGTAAGGCGGCAACACCGCGCCGCGGCGGGCTTTGTATTCGCGCCACCAATACCGAACGGCGGACGGTATGCTTATCACGAACGGCATAAACACGCCGAGCATAATATTTTGCAATCCGTGTCCGCTTTCGTGCTGTTTCATAGAAAGCGCGGCGTTTTGGTTTACAACAAACACGCCGCCGAGGCTAAATCCGCCCCACCCTGCGCCGACCTCAAAATATACGAAGTAATGAAAGCGGCGAGGGCGGTGTCCCGTAACAAGGAGCGCAAGCGCGACGATCAACCCCGCCGCCGTTATGATTATACCCCAAGTACAAGACGCGAGCCAAAAGCCTATACCTTTAAGCACTCGCATTTGCTACCTCCGACGGCTTATTTTTCAAGTCGTAAATCGCCGCCTCGATCTGCGTTGTAATCCATTCGTCAAGGTCGCCGAAGTTGGATTGTATGTACTTTTGCACATCGCCCGACAACTGCGCCTTCACCGTTTCCAACGCCGCGGCGAGGGCGTTTTTCTGCGCGTCTTCCGTCCAAAAGTCCGTGCCTTTGATATTTTCCACATACGTTTGGTACGTCTGTTTTACGGCACTTGCAACCACCGTTACGGCGGAGTTTAGATACCCTTTAAGTTTGGTATCCTTTACCTTCGTGTTGATGTAGGTTGTGATCTTCGACACGACCCACGACGCAAGCGCGGTTACAATCGCGCTTATGACCGTAATTACGATCTCTTGCCAATTCATAGTACACCTCCGTTTTATTGTTTTCTTTCGATACCGTCAATCCTATGATGTGCGGATTTGACGCTTGCCTCCAACGCGGCGATCTTCGGCGGGATTGTGGCGAGGTCTGCGTCCTCGACAATTTGCTCAATACGCGACAAGCGGATATTTTGCCCGTCAAGTTTCGTCGTGATTTGGTGATTGCCTTGCAAAAGACTTTCGTTTTGCAATTTAATCGTTTCGAGGCTCGCGTTTATGCGCGCCTCCTTTGCTCCGTCGTCGCGCTGTTTCTGCTTGCGCGAGGCTACAAACGCGATAATGCTTGTTATACCCGAAATGCCGCCGACAATGGATACAATAAGCGCGATTACTTCCGCCGTCATTGCGTGCCGCCCTCCAAAAATAATTTATCGTACAACGCGTCGGTATTTACCATTGTGCGGTATGCGTTGCAATGTTTCATATGACCTTTCCACGATATATACGATGTCCGTATATCCTCGATCGCCATTTTCCCCTCGATAAGCCAACGTTTGAACGTCCTCAACTTGTGCCGCATTTTCGTTATACCTTTACGGGCGGGTTTGATTATAACGCCTCCCGTGTCGGTCAAAACGAAGTGCCGTTTTAAGAAATTCAACCCGCGGGAAAGTTTGACGATCTGCGTCTTTTTCGCATTGAGTTTGATACCCAACTCGGCGCAAATACGTCGTATTTCCTGCAAACACTTTTGCAAATGCGCCTTGCTTTCGTGGATAAGGTATCCGTCGTCCATATACCGCCCATAATGCTTTATGCGCAAAACTTCCTTGATATAGTGGTCGAGCCTGTTCGGGTACATTAACGCGGACACTTGCGAGATTTGACTACCCAAACCAAGCCCAACCTCGCCGAAGTCGTCAATAAACCCATTTACAAGCCGCGCAATACGCGGGTCTGTAAATGTCTTATCGACAATCCGTTTTAACGGCTCGTGTCGGATATTATCGAAGTAACGTGAAAAGTCGAATACCAACGCATAGCCGTTTGTGCCGTGCTTTCGGAAATGCCTTTGCAAGTGGCACACGAGCCGCCGCACCGCAAAGTCAATCCCTTTGTATTCCATACACGCGCCGTTGTCGTATATGAAAGATTTGCTAAACATCGGCACGAGTGCATTGTCGCAAAGACAACGTTGCACGACCCTTTCGGATATATGCACGCTCTTTATGTGCCGAGGTTTGCCGCGTTCCACAAGGTCAAACTCGTAAAAACCGCGGCTTTTGTATGTTCCGTTATGCAAGGAGTTGAAAGTGTCGTTGACGTTCTGCAAGGCGTTCGCTTTATAGCGTTGTGTGCTTGCCTTCCACCCGACACCGCGGCAACACTTTTTGAAAGCGCAATAAAGATTGTCGAACGTAAACACTTTGTCGAAATCGCCGTATTGCTCGTTTCGTTCCTGCTTGCGCCGCAAGCGTTTTTCTTTTCTGCGCTGATACCGCGCCTCGTGCCGTTCCTTGCTGTTCATTTCGATAGAAAATACCCCGTACAATCTTATTATCGTTGTGGAGTTCGGATTGCCCGTAGTACCAACCATTAAACCGCCATACCACAATAGACGGCAATGCAAGTAGCGTCCGATTGACTACATCGGGGTATTTATTTATCCGTTTAACGGAAAGGTTGCACACCCCTTTTGCAAAGGCATTGATTTCACCCGCGAGGGGGTTACTTTGTCGAGCCTATAATCAAATGCAAAAGCCGAAGGACACGCCGTAGGTGTTGTTCGCGTTGTTGTTGTTGACATTGCCCGTCGAGTTGATATACCGAAAGTTGGTACTATTGCTGACGTTCGGCGAGCGCAACCACCAATTGTTGGCAGAGCCGCCGCGACGATACTTTGCGGTGCGCAACCTATTCAAGCAAAGTTTTGTAACGTTCTTTGTCCTTGTTTTTTAACGCCGAAAGCAATTTTGCCTCCGTCGTTATAAGATCAAGCCACGTTTGCCAAACTCTGCTATTTATCGGCTTGTTGCTGTCGGTATTTCGCACAAATTCGCGGGCAATATCCAATTGCGATATAAGGCATTGCAACTCGCAATTTGCGGTAATAAGATAGTTTTTTCGTAACTGTACCTCGGCGGCGTTTGTCGGGTAAACGCTGTTTGCCGCCTTGACGTTGTTATATACCGCTTTCGCAAGCGCAACAATATCCTTCGTTATCAAAAACATAAACCGCTTTGGAAATCTTGCACACTGCTTTATTGTGTATATTTCCAACTCGCGGGCGGTTTCGATAAACTGCATTGCGCTTTCTCCGCGTTTTGATTTTAATACCGACATTGCGCTTTATCCTTCCGACTCTTCCGCCGCCTCGTCCTCTTGCTTGATCGCCGCCCACATTTCGGCATTTTCGACTTCGATATTTTCAAAGTCAATCGTCGGGCTTGCGCCAACGCCAAGGTAAATATCGTCGCACGTCTTGATGTTGCGAGCATACCACCCCGCGGGCGAGCCGTCGGGTTTATAGACGTAATGCGCCGCGTTCCCTTTGACGTGTACGCGCCCGTTTTCCGTGTACACTACCCCGTCGAGGGCGGTTGCAATCAACCCGTCGCCGACTGTGCGGGGCATAATCGGAATATCCTTAAATCCGTATGTCATAGTTGACCTCCCTTTTTGTTTGGCTTTTCCGCGCCCATACAAGGGCGCGGATTACCCGATATTTTGATTAAACGCAAAAGCCGAAGGACACGCCGTAGGTGAGGTTCGCGTGGAAGCTGGAGACAATGCCCGTCGAGGAGATACACCGAAAGGCGGTACTATTGCTGACGTACGG